TAGGTGTCTTCTCATACTCCTGTTTGGCCTGGAGCATTTTCTTCTTATAGATCTTACGTTCTGCATACATCTTCTCCATGAGTTTAGGTAGGAATCCTTTGATGTCTTTACGGAACATAGCGCCATTGGCGCACACAGCATAGTCCTTATACATCTCAAAGTCTAGTTCCTTACCCAGGATCTTGTCACAGGTGACAGATGGATGCTTCTCCTCCACCAGTGTCTCCGGAGAGATATTGTACTGCATCATCAGGTGAGGATACAGGGAGTTAAGGTCAAAAGACACCACCCAGTCATAGACGCCGGGTTCTGGTTGTTTTACGTAGGCACCTTCATACCTCTTATCCTTATCCGATCGGTCACGGGGAGGGATAACAATATCTCTCTTCTTGAGGTAGTTATAGATGATTGTGTCCCACATACGAACCTGGAACATCACATCAACAAAGTTCACCTTGGCGTCATATGCCATGGTCAATGCCAACTCAATCAGTTTCATCTTGTCTTCCATCCGGTCAACAAGTTCCACGTCCTTGATGTTGTAGTCTACAAACTTCTTCCAGTTACCAGTATAGAAATCTTTGAAGGTATCGAACTCACTGTGGTCCAGTTTCTTCTGACCGAGTTCTACCTCTGCGATATAGTCCAGTCGATAACTCTCTCGGTTTGTATAGGTAAACTTCTTATACAGTTCCAGATAATCCAGTGTGGTAACACCAGCAATGTCAAAGATATTAAACTCACGACCCATGATAACCACACTTTCTTGGCTAACAATACCCCAAGGGGACATCAGTTTAAGTTTCTTTGTTCCCATGATCCGATCAATACGACCACAAAGATATGGGATATCATACAGACGACAATTCCAACCAGTCACAACCTCAGGAGGATTGGTGTTCCACCAATACAAGAATGAATTCAACATTGCAATCTCATCATCAAAATGATAATAAGTTACGTTATCTTGTGATGGAGTATAAGGCTTTCTGCCCCAGGTCTTGATCTGTTTGGTGGCATAGTCCTGAATGGAAATAGCCAACAACTCCTCAGCACAATTTTCCGGATCAGGGAATCCCTCTTCCGATTTAACCTCGATGTCGATTGTTACAAGATTGATCTTCTTGATATCAAACTTAATCTCATCTTCAGGATATTTGTCAGAGATGTATTGAAATACATAACGGTCATTACCGTAAATCTTAAAATTATCTACCTCACCATACTTCCTGTAGAAGTCTCTACACTCACGTACTCCTCCAGGTTGAATAGGTTCTACATTCTCACCCTCAAGAGTTTTATACTTCGACTCTCGCTTTGACTTAACGAATAGTGTGGGGGAATACTCTTCTTTAAAGTTTACACTTTGTCCATTCTCATAACCACGCACCAGGAAGTTGTTACCAACCACCTGGACATTCGTATAAAACCTCATTCCTTCACCAGAGTCTCGTATTTGTCAATTAGTTTACCGTTGGGATCCGCAATCGTCAAGATCTTATCTGAGTGGATCATGAATGTGTTTTGACTGGTAATATCTACCAACCATGGTTGCATAGTTCCGTCACTCTGTAGAATGAATGGTTCGATCAACCTACAATCAGGTTCACCAAGCTCAGTAGATACTTCTTCAATCTGTGTTATCAGTTTGAAGTTCGTCTCCAGAACCAGAATTTTTAGGGGTTTCATACTTCTTAACTCCTTCAGTGTACATATTCAATAATTGGTTAACTGGTTCTGTAATAGTCACAATCCAGTCAGATACAACAGGTATGGTCTTATCTTTAGTCAACGGCATCCAAGGAAGAAGTTGAATTTTAGAAGGAACTCTGGAAGAACCATCGGTAGTCTCTACGGTAGCAGAAAGATTAACGCGACAAGGGTATTTAAGGTAGTAACCCACAACCTTTTCCTCTACAACCATCTCCGAAACATCTGCTATTACATCTTCACCAGACTTCAGCAGCAGCAATTTGATACTCATTTGTTTACAAGTTTTCCTAGATTAATTATACCATAAAAAAAACGGGGCGTCAACTGGATTGTACCAGTTGCCCCGCTGGTCGTGCGACGACGATACTCTATTTAGAGGTATTCCCTTCGTTGGTGGTGTTCGGGAACAACTTTAGTGAGGGTGACTGAGAGAAGTCCGTCTTCAAATACGACGTTGGAGATTTCAGTGTCTTCAGCAAGGGTCCAGGCTCTTGTAAAGTCTCTTTGAGCCAGTCCCTGATGGATAAACGTCTGTTCTTCATTGGAAACTTTCTTCCCTTCGACATAAAGTTTTCCATACTCGGTGTAAGCATGCACCTCCTCCTTTTTAAATCCTGCTAATGCAATCTCCAAGCGTGTTTCATTACCATTCACTTGGATAACATTATATGGAGGATAATTTGTTGTAGTTGCGTTAAATACCTGATCGAAATAGTCTCCCATTCCAATCGAATTCCTGGTCATACGATCCAATAGCTGGTCCAAATTGGCAGCATTGTACTTCGTTAAGTTAGTCATGTGACTTCTCCTTAGTAAGCGAGAGTGTGTTGTGTGGACCCTTTCGGCATCCATGTACTAATTATAATAGATTGCACAAATAAGAGGGTGTGAAAACCCCCTTATTGTTGTTCGGTTTTCTGGGGTCAAAGTCTGGATCGTAATCCGGTTCCCTTGGATCTATACGGGGATCCCACCAATAAAACTGACATTGGTGTAATCTTAAATGGCACAGTGGCTTACTAAGTTCCATTAACCCTCTTCTTCGGATTTACCTCTCTTACCAATATTATACTTCTGCTCTAACACCCACTCTTGCTTATCCTTATACGACAACACTTTAATCTGGTTGAGGGGTGCGATGTCAAGAACATCATCTTCTTTGACTATCGTAATGAGTCCCCAATCAGCAAGAAGCTTAGTAATACGATTCCTACGCTGAACATCGTTAATAGTAAGATTAGCGTACTTACCATCAAGGGCAAACAACTCTTTGAAGTGAACGATAAAATACTTACCTTGCTTATGAAGGATGTGACAAGACTGATATAGTTTCCTTTCTTTTCTGGATGCTACACCGATACGTGTAAGGGTTTCTCTCACTTTAAGAAAGTCATCAGGTTCATTAAGTTTGATCTCAACCATCTGGCTCTGAGACCAACTAACCTGAGGCTCAACAATATTTGTCATTTAGTACCACCAGTGTCAAGTCGTTGTTTGATAAAATCAATTTGTTCGTCAGATAAGATTTTCAGAACTTGAGATGCTTTCTCATTACTATAACCATAGTATTGTTTGACATACTCTATGTCTGATACCTTCTCCTTACGTAGCCAAGGAGAAAATCTCTTCTTCTTTCTCAATATATTTAGATAAAAATTATATTGCATATCCTTATCCAAGAAATGATACTTGTTCATTTCATTAGAGAACAACACACAATCCAAGTGACCTGACAAACATTTATTGACAATAAAGGATGGGTACTCCTTGATAAGAGTGGAGTCTTCTTTAATAAGATTCTCCTTATTAAAGTTGATGGAGTTGAGCCAATCCTTAAGTTCTGTCATTACCAATGATCAACGTTTGCAATATACTGGTAGATCAAACTCCACCCAAATTCATATGTACTACCAGTCTCATCCTGAAGATAGAAAGGTAGTGTAGGAAATATTTTCTTTGCTGAATAGAATTGACTGATAACAGTATAGTCATCATCAATACATCTCTCTTTCTCAAGTTGTTCTTCAGTCATTGAAAAGATACTTCGTTACTACACTATATCTATTTTCAGTTCTAAAGGGTGAAGCCTTATGTCTAATGTTACCATAGAACCTTACCAGTGTGTTAGGTATGGGTTTCTCGGCATAGGTGATGTTACCATAATCAAATATGGTGTAACCATCCTGATCATCATCGTAGGAGGAGTCTCCAGGATAATATAGGTATGTAAGACAATGACCATCCTTATGGAAGTAAGCATGTTCCTTGGGATGAAAAAAATTAATGTATGTTTGAGTTTGTCTTACAGAATGAGTAAGGGTAGAGATAAATTTTTTGTTGATCTTATTAATAATGAGATCATAGATTGCATTACCTGGTTCAATCCTTTTGACCATACCGGTTGGAGGGAGAGAAGGATGATCTCTCTCCCCATATATGTAATGAGTTTTGAATTGACACTCATTATATACAAAGTCACTATCTTCCTTTGAGAGGAAATTATTATATCTCTCAAAGGCATAGATGTTATTCATCAGAGAATCAACTTCTTACTGGGAGTTTCAATCTTGGAGAAGATCTTCTCGTAGTTATCTACAACCATCTCTCTTGCTTCGATCACATAAACAATATAATCTTTAGAGATTTTGATTGTCTGACCTTCATCAGAAAGATATGACCAAGGAGAAAAACCAATCTGACCCTGTGCATTAGGTAGAGCGACTAAAGCATTCTCAACTTCAACATAATCATCAGTTTCATTTACTTGGGTGTAGATTACCTCTTCACCGGTATTCATTCGTAATACTTTGACTTCCATAATCAATTCAGTGTTAGTGTATGTACTCTAATGTGATAGACCTACTATTGTCAATAAATTCTGTTATACTCTCTCG